AACCGTCTTTACTAAATACTTTCTTCCAACCTGTACGACCAAATGATTCTATTGTTTTACAATTAGTGTCTTTAGCAAAACTTCTTAATACAGACAACATTGCGTCTTTCCACTTAGGAAGCTCTATGCCACCTGTAAAGTGCATGACTAAAGCTCTCATCTGTGGGTATTCAACTATCTCAGTTATTACAGCACCATATATCTTGTCATCGTAAGCAATCCATAACTGCTGACCACCTTCTTTGAACGTCTGTCGAATATCATCTGCTGTGTAACGACCATGTGTGTATTTAGCAGCACCTTCTATATAACTTTCGATGTCTGCCCATACTTGGTCTATATCAAGAATTGCACTTATCTTCATTAGCCAACTACCAAATATTTGTAAGTTTTATCTGCTGTGTCATTAGCAAAATGACTAAGTACCGCAGAGCCTTTTGTTTGAGAACTAATGTAAACATTGTCACTAGATAGTGGTGCAATGTATTGAATCGTCACAATAGCAGCAGGAATAGCTGGTCTAGGAATAACAGCATCAGCAGGGTAGTGTTCTAATGCTACGTCTGTACTTGATGTAGTACCTGCAATTTCAACGTAATCTCCAGCTTGAAGCTCTACAAAGATGTTTACTGTACCAACTACATGACCCCAATCAGATGATGTTTTTCTTGCAGGAATATCAAAGCGACTTGCACTTCTAGGTACGTCTGTCCCATTTACTCTAAACCATATATCAGCAAATTGTGGAGCATTGTCTTTATTTACTAATTGTAGTGAGAACTGTACGTTATAAATTCCATAGTTACGTACATATAAACGTGAACTACTTGCTAAATAAACACCGTTAGATTCTTCTGTTGTGTCATAAACAACAACTGCTGTAGAACCTACGCTAGGTGCTGTTTGGTCTGTGTTATTTGAAAATGAACCGTAAGGTGCTGCATCACTTTCTGCTGCATCAGTAGATGGTGATAACAAGATAATTGAGTTAAAACCAATACGCTCATTATTGATTGTAGTAGTTGTAGCCCAACCTGTATTTAAAGTAATATATCCTACGTTATTAGATTTACCATCCACGAGGTTATTTACAACCTCAGAGATTTCACGAGGTTGTGCACCAGCAGGATTGAGTTTCCTATATTGCTGATTAACAATTGTCATCTTGTACCTTGTTGTGTGATTTCAATATCAATCGCCATAATGTTTGACCATTGGTCGCCAGTAGGTACAATTGATAAACGATGATACTTACCGCTACTACGTAATGATACTCTATTTTCACTTGATGCTGGTACATAACTTCCGTATGTAGGAGTTTGATTTAACAGCGTTCTTGATGCAATAGCTACGTTAGCAGAACCATTGTCTACAATAGGTCTAGCAAGCGTTACTACAGAAGTAGCTTCTGAACCAATATCACCTGTGTTAATAGTTGCTGTAGCGTTAGCACCTGTGAAAGTTACAATCTTGTCATCACGTACACCAGCAGATAAGAACTTACCACCTGACCATAAGTTATCGTCAAGAGATGTAGTCATTGTGTCTAATGTACGACCTGCTGCCGCAGCAGCTTCTAAGTCAATTGCTTCACCTGTACCTGAGCCTACACCTGTCGCAGTAAATCTTGCACCTACTACGTTTACTTCAGCACCAATCAAAGTAAAGTTTGTTGTACCTAAAGATGTGATTGTGTAAGACTTGCCTACTGTAAATGAACCTGCTGTTACGTTATAAAAGTCATCAAGACCTTCTAATACTAAACCAGCAGCAGCAATATTATTAACATAGTCTACGTCTGTATCAGCGTAAGACCATTTATTTACTTGCCAGTTGTAAATAAGAATTGAACGAGTGCCGAATGTATTTAGGAAGTTCCAAATAACTAACTTACGAATCGGGTCAACTGTTGCTGACATCTGGTCAAGCTCAGATGGGTTGGCATTGCTAAAGAACCAATTATCTACTTTTTGTGTACCAATAGGAGTAACTGTAGAACCGTCACATGAGTAGAAACCGTCATCACTCAAGAAGTATGTAATGTTACCGTACTTAGTAACAGAGTTTCCTTCAATACAACCTAAACCACGAGAGATTGTGTCAAACTGAAAGAAGAATGGTGAACCAATGTAGGTCATACGAGCTACAGCACGTTCTAGTAAAACTAGACCAAACTCACCACCTGTAAGACCTGTAATATTTCCACCGTCTGCAATAATTTGATAATCAGATTGTGATGTAGCACCACTTGTCCAATCAGCTTCATCGTTAATGTCTGACCATTGTACTTTGTTACCGTTAGAGCCTGAGTCTAAGTTAGCAGCCACCACAAAGTCACGTACTACTGTTACGTATTTAGCAACAGGAGCAGCAGCAGCCAAGTCATCAAATGTTGTGCTAGAACCTAGTGTAAAACCTTGTAGCTTGTTTAAGTTATTAGCAGCAATGACTGTGTTACCAAACTGAATAAAGTTCCATCTTGATACGCCACTATAGTTGCCTGACTTAGATACGTTATCCATACTTAAGTCAACAGAGTCAAACTTAAATAACTTAGTAGTACCACCAGCAAATACTGTTGTTGTAGCTGCAAAACGACCTGCAAATACGTTATTAAGATTCTCACTAGCAGCAGCACTATAATCTACAGCAGTAGGAAACGGAGCATAACCAATAGAGGTAGGTACTACGTTCTTAGCGATAGATAAGTTCTCAGCTATGCCAGGTAAGTCAGGAGTCCATTCTGTAAATGTTACTCTTTGAATAGCCATTTAGTATCCTATAGCAATATAGTAGTATGTATAACTGCCACCCCCAACTTGAGCAGCTCTTATTTGAGATGTATTTAATAAATTAATATGTACGTTATCTGTAGAACTACTTGCACTAGTTCCTGATACAGTTGCTGAAAAAACAGCATTTGGGAAAGCAATCGCAAAATTAACAGCAGAGCCATTTACAGTTCCACTTCCCCACTGCATAATTAAACCGCTAGGGAATCTTTGATAACCAGTTCCACTAAGGCTAGAAGCTGTTGCTTGTCCTGCCCACAATGTTCCTAAATCAGTTGCATCAACTTGAGCTTTTAATCCACTTCCACCCCATCCAACATATACCTTATTTGTACCTTGACCGCTTCCACCACCTTGCTGTACTGGCGTAAATCCTAACGCTGCTTGCTTTTCAGTATCAAGCTCATTAATTGCACCTTGTACGTTTGTCGCTGAAATATTTCCAGCCGGTGTATTTGATATTCCAGAAGCGCTTAAATTTAATGTTTGATATTGTGGAGATAATCCAGCACCGCGAGATGATAATACTTGTCCGGAAGTACCAGCAGAACCATTAGCAATAAGTTCATTGCCAATAGTAGTTGTACCTGTAACAGATAAGTTACCACCTACTGCAAAGTTATCACCGTCTGCACCTGTCTGCATATCCTTAATCTGTGCCATTACGTCACGGATAGCATTGTTAATGCCTGAAGGAGCGCAACCCTCGTTAATGTCAATACCACCAACGTCAGTATTATCAGCAGGTGTAGCTGACCATTCTGAAACTTTATTCTTTGCCATGTTTTAGCCTTTTCTATACCAAGTATTGTTGCTTACGGACACATCTGTCCAAGTATTACTTCCTACTGTTGAATCTGTCCATGTATTGTCACCTGCCGGTACTACAGTCCATGTATTTTCACTTGCACTAGCAGCAGTCCATGTGTTTTCATCGTAAACTGTATCTGTCCATCCTTCACCGATAATACGACCATTAGCAATGATAGAAGCGTTACATGAAACAACTGCATAACCACCCCATATAGCGTTAGGGTAAGATGTTACAAAAGCGTTACCAATAATTTGTGCATCTGCTGAATACTCAACACCGCCCAAAGCCGTTACGCTTGCAAATCCATCTACAGCACCGCTAGATGTTCTTACTCGAATTGCATCTGCTGTTGTAGTTGCTGTTCCTGTTACTGTACCAATGACATAGAATATACGATGACCATTAGCACTAAATCCTGCAAATCCTGTTACAGCACCTGTAGATGTACGAACTCGTGTAGCATCTGTTGTAACGCTTGCCAAGCCATCAATTTGACCTGCGCTAGTCCTTACCCTTATCGCATTAGAAGTAACGCTTCCTACACCGTTTATAGCAGCAGAATCAGTACGAATTACATAAGCAATAGACTCAACTTGAGCATTACCTGTAATAAAAGCACTATCAGTACGAATTGCGTATGCTGAACCAGTAAAGGTAGCATCACCTGTAATCTGAGCAGATGCTAATAGAACCTGACTAGCAAGTGAGCTGAATGGTACTTGCGAAAATGCTGCTATACCAAACATCTATTACTCCTCTGCTGGTTCTGGTGTATTTCCTTCGTCAAGCCATGCTAGATATGCTTGGTAGTCTGTGTTAGCTTGGTCGAATGGGATACAAGCGTTGTCTGATAGACGAATTATATTTTCTGTATTGCTAATTGTTTTTTGTAATTTATACATTTTATAGCTCCGAAGATATTCCCAAAAGCTCACTAAATTGTTGTTGTTGAGCAAATCCGTTGCAAGCACGATACGATACAACTCCATAAGGTTGTATAATAAATGTACTTGCTCCTGTCGTGCCTGCAGCCGAATACATATAATTACCTGATATAAGAGTTACTGTAGGTGTTGTTCTTTTCTGCACAACCATTGCAGCAGTAGCCAATAAATTACCACCAGCGGCTCCAGA